TTAAATCATTGGCGACTGCTGAATTTATAGAAACAAATTTAGGAAATGCTGGTTCTTTCTGCAAGGCATTGGATATAGCGATGGATTATGCAGATGAAGAGATATTTTATATTTTGGAAGATGATTATATTCATAAAAATGGTTGTTGTAATTTTTTAGAAGAAGGGTTGCAATTTGGCGATTATGCAACCTTATTTGATTATATTGATAAATATTATAATCCAGAAATAACTAAAGTTTTTAGGGGTAGAAACATACATTGGCGATGGTCTATTTCTACAACTATGACTTTTGCCACAAAAGTAAAGACACTAAAACAAGATATAGAAATTTGGAAGTTTCATTGTAAAGGACAACATCCAAATGACCATTTTTCTTTTTGCGAATTAAAAGAGAGAGGAAGAAATTTGTGTGTCGCTATTCCTGGATATGCTACACATGTTGATATGACACCATATCGTGATATCAGTTTTCCAGATATGTGGGCAATTGATATGCTAAATAATCTCTAGAATATCGAAATGTTCAGGAGTAAAGTATCTAGTTTCTTCCAAAGTGAAACTTTTATGAACTGTAATATAATCTAAACAACCAGCCAATGTGGGAACACATTGCGGTCTATTATCTGGTCTATATCTAGAATGATAAAACTTCTCTATAGATTCCTCCAATTTGAAATAAAAAGAACTTATTTTTATATTATAAAAATAGTGTCTTAAATTAAAACAAGCCAACATATTGGATATAGTTTTAAACACCTCTTCTAGCTTTACTTTCTTCTTATCTTTTCCTATTCTAGAGAAATCTATAAACCACAAATAGGTTGTGGGATCGTAGTAAAAAACTGGATTTTTTAATCCTACTTCAGCATGAGAATCAGCATAATCTTGAATTTCACACAAATACATCCTTTTATCAGGGGTGACAGGATGCAAGTAAAATGCATTATAATAATAGCCAAGAATAGATCTAAAACTAAGAATTAATACATTTTTATTATTTTTTGTGTTAAAACCGTGCCTTAAACAAAAACAGCAATAAAATTCATCGCCAGACAATTTTTCATATAAATGACGGGAATCTGCGTAAAGTGCTTCTTTTTTGCCACAAAAAGCGCACTCATAGTAGATTTTTTTTGCTAATTCTCCACCTAAATCATGTTTTACGGGACAAAGTTCAACTGAATTCATTTTTTTGTTCCAAAAACTAATTAGTTAATCATATATACAAAGTGTAAAGAAATCAAGCAAAATTGTTGGCTTGATGCTTATATATTTAAGGTCTTAAAGTTAAGAGGAAAACATATGAAAACATTTTTAAAATGGGCCGAGGAAAATGAGTTTGATCTTCCAATGATAACAGATGCTCCTGAAGGCGAGAAAGCCACTAAGGAAAATACTAAACGAACTGGTATGACAGACAATTATCCTGATGCCTACAGCAAAGGTCAATATTGCCCTGCATATATGCCACCAATTAAAGGTACGGCATTTTTAGATCTGAAACAAAAAGCCTCCAAGAGTTATGGTGGTCAAAAGGCTGCTAACTAGTTTTATTGAAACAAAAACACAGTACAAACTAATTCGTGCTGTGTTTTTGTTTAATTATGGGCAACTATTGCATGGTCCACCATTGCATGGTTGAGGGCAATCTTTCTCTTCTTCCTCTTCTTCTTTTATAGTTTTGCCAATTCTTTTATCTTGTTCTTTTTGAACAATGGTAGAATCATCGCCTTTAAGCATGTTGGGAACTCTTTCCCAATAAGCCCATTGTTCATCGTTTTTGGGATTTTGAAAAACCATGCCTTTTTTATAATATTTCTGAATTATTTCTTCTACACGTTTTTTACTTAATCCAGATTCCGAAGCGACAGCCGCTACAGATCGCCAATCATATTTAGGATTTCGGGCCAGAGCAATGAAAAATCGTTGTTCTTCATCCCCCTCTTTTGTGCCCTGGGGATATATGTTGACCCATTTGGAAGGATTTTTAGATTTAGACATTTTTATTCCCCTTTTTAAAATTTCACTTACTCTCATACATATTATAGCGATGGTATCGCAAAAAACAACCGAAAAGGAAGGTAAGAATGAGAACTATTAGTGGCAATCGTATTCAGAGAGGCGAAGATCGAAGACAAAGGACTGCCAATGTGCAAAAGGGTGAAGGTCTTTATGTTTTCAGAAACAGTACAAAAGGTGATTTGCAACTTTTAAAAACTAGCGCAGATGGTAAAAAAAATGTCCGTCCACTGGAAGAATTTCGTGGAGACAGTTATTTGATGCAACATGTTAAAAATCACGAAGCTATTATAGTTGAGTGTATTATATCCCCAGACCAAGAAAGGACAAATAATATGAACAAATTGATTTTAGATCAGCCTGATCGTGTAACAACCCAAGGAAAAACAGAAGTCGTTGTTTCCGATATACCAACTCCAGTTAAACTGAATGAGGTTCCGGTAGAAGGAAAAAATCCACAAGACGTTTTGATTAACGAAAATCCCATTGATGGTGTCCAGATAATTCTAGAGTGAGTAAAACTTTACGTGGCATTCGGGACTCTAAACTCCGTACCATCAAACAAAAATAAGCCATTGGGTTTCCAATAGAAACCTGTGCCTAGATTCATTCTCAGCTTACGCAAGTCTTTAGGTAATGACGGTAAATTTTGTTCATGATTAATCGCCGCATTCAAGTCAGCGTCACAAACAAAACCACAAGATTTACATTTGTAAACCTTGCCCTTCCTATTTGCTTTACGTACTAAACCACAATTGGAACATCTTTGACTACGATACATGCAACATTGTTCAACCACTTGGACCCCAAGTAGTTCACAACGGCTAATAATCTTGTCTCGTATTTCTGGGTTATTCCAATGACTCATCTCCCTCGATTGTCTATTTTTATAACCAATGTTCCATATCTTCTCTAAATTAATTCTTTTCACACCGACTAAGTTTAATTTATTGATTGACCAATGAACGAAATTACTTCGATGATCTTGTGCTTTCCTAAAACTCTTGCTTCCTTTTATTTTCCTTGATAGTTTCTTGATAATCTTGGTTAGTGTCCAACCATCATTGTTAGTTTGTGGAGTCTTGGTATTATTGCTCAATGTAAGCACATCAGTTTTACCTTGGTCTGCCCCAACAACGATTCCTTCAGTTATAGGTTCTACTTCATTTTCCCAGCGTAAATCAATGGATTTGTTCTTGAATAAGAAACTTGATTTCAACCTTCCATTCAATTTATTTGAGTGTTTTGTATAATTAATCGGTAATCTTATTCTACCAAAGTTTTCACCAATACTCTTTAGTTGAATGAAGGCATCGAAGTGGTTATCAGTAAATTCAACATCACAACATTTACTTGATAGTTCGGCATTTATATTGCTTACATTGGGTTTTTTAGGTGTGCCCCTTCTCAACGCTCGGGCAAAAACTTTACTTATTTTACCTTTTAGCTCATTATAAACATGTAAGCGTTTTCGTTGTTTTTCTACACTTGCTCCTAGGACTGCACATAATTGCATGGTAAGACTACTCAATGCCCTAGCACTCAATGTAGTGTTTAAGTTGAACTGATTATAATCAATAAAATTTGGGTGATTTAGAAGGTTCTTATGTGGAGCGAAAATTACCTTATTGCCTTTTTTATCTAACCATTCATAACCATTGTCCCAAATTTTGTCCAAGATGATCTTAAAGACTCTATGATATTCCTTCAGGAAAGAACGATAGATTGCTTTCTTTGTTGTATTTGAGTAATTTATAGTATGGACTGATGTTCTAATCATTGGTTTCAGAGATTACTTCTTTTATTTTATTTGTTTTTTTATGCCCTCTTCTAACTCCATATAACCTACAACAGAAAGAAGTGGTAATAGCAATCATGTCTTTAATAATATCGGTTTCTTCTTCATAATCTTTATTCATAACAATAATTTGACAACCCAATTTGAGCAATAATTTTTCCAAATAATTAAATCCAAATCTTGTCAACCTATCTTTGTGTTCAACAATGATTATGGTCGGCTTTGAGTCAATCATTTTCCACAATCGTTTACGATCATCATTCATTCCGCTAGCAATTTCTTTATAAATTTTGGTAATTGACAAACCTTTTGTTCCACAAAATTCAATACATCTTTCAATTTGCCTTTGTAGGTCATCTTTTTTATCATGAGAAGAAACTCTTGAATAAATAACAACATTTTCTTTGTTGACAATTTCTTTGTTTTCTGATACCATAATAGTACCAGTAGGTGTTTTGTAAGCATGAACAGGCATCTTGTTTTGGTTAAACCAATTATATGCCGTGTTGTAATGCAAACCTTGTTGTCTAGCCCAATCTGATAGTTTCATATAATTACATATGCATTAGAATGTAATATTTTGTTAAAAAATGTGAATTTTAATTAAAATGTTTAGACACTATTAAAATGTATTTTTTTATCACTTTTTTTAATTCTGGGTGTAGTTTATAGTTTTTAATATTTTTAAAATTGACCCACGCCCATCTGGTATGCTCATTACTTAATTTAATTGCTGATGGCTTATTTGTTTTATAGAAAAAACAAGTCCAATTATATTCATTTGTTGCATCTATTTTTTTGCCCATTATTTTACCTATTTCTTCTTCAGATTCTCTGATAGCTGTTTTCAATGGTGTTTCTCCCTTTTCTGAGTGGCCACCGACCAAACCCCAAGTGTTTGGATTTTTTGTGCCCTCTGCTCTTTTTAATAAAAGAACACTTTTGCCATCCGTAAAGAATATGCCAGCCGCATCAGAATGCTTGGCTTCAGATAATAGCCATTCCTTGAATGTCACTTTGGACCTCGTTTGAGAGGTATTTTTTTCAAGGTTTGTCTTTCTTGCGTCTTATCAGGTTCTTGTCGCAATTTGTGCATGGCGTTTCTCAACTCTTTAACTATCTCGGCAGCCGAATCACCATCACATTTTTTAGTAGATTGAATGGAAACTGTTGGCGGAACTCTATTTTTATTATAAAATCCTTTGGAAATTATAAAACACCCACCATCATGCTCAGGATGAAAATGAACCATCCCAACCCACTCCCCATCATCCCAATTCCTTGTAGAAATTATTAATCTAATAGGCTCTTCTTCATAAACTTGTTTCACATGATAGCCACTTTGCTTCATGGCAGCACTAACATAACCTAAACAAATCTTGCTAAATGCCTTTAAAATCTCTGGTTTTTCACTCCTGAAATTTACCTCGATACTATACCTTGTAGCTGTAGAAGCCTCTGCCAAAGTTGTTTGGTCTGTAATTGTATCGGCAAAATCTATGTATTCTCTAAAATCCATAAGATTATATATGCGTCAAGGAGGTTATGTTTATGTACTCCTCTATAGTTTTAACTGAAAAATTCCAAATATTTGTGTTTAAAAAGATATTGTCCCCAGCATCAATACTGCCTAAAGGATAATACTTTCCACTATATTTAGTTTTAAAAACAATTGTTGGTATGCCAGCATAATGTCCATATGTTTTTGCCCATGTGTCAACAGATAACATTAATTTCGCACCATTAATGATTTTTAAGCAATCTGTTAGTTCATGTTTATGAAAATTATTTTCATGGTCCAAAATTCCTTCAAAACACAATTTTTTAACATTTGGATGTTTACTAATGTCGTAATTTAACTGCTCTAACTTTCCAACAATAAAGATATTTCCTTCTATTGTGTTTATCATTCTAAGCATTTCGTTAGCTTCTATTTTTCTAACCTTTTTTAAAGAACCAAGCTTAGTAATAGGAGAAGAACCACATGGAGCAATTATGGTGGCACCATTTTCTTTTTTCCCAATGCTTTGTACATCTAAAGTAGTTGTAATGCGATTTTCGTATTTTTTATCAAACCAATATGAATGATTGCAATTATCTGGTAAGTAAGTAGTTGATACACAATTTAATTTATTTTTATAAAAGTTATAGAAACTTTTATAAATTTTTATATCACCTTGAAAAACTACGGCTTTAATTCCTAATGTTTTAGCTAAATTTTCTATGATTTTTTTATAATTTTTGATAGTAGCCAAAAAAACAATTGTTACATTTTTGGCTTTAGCTTCTGCAAATCCTATTAAAGCGTCTCCTATTCCTCCCATACACATAATGAATTCATCTTCGATTTCTTTTTTAAAATTATAAAACCTCTTTATAAACTCATCTTCAATTTGGTTTAGGTGAACAAATCTTTTAAACATAAGATAAAATTATACATCCATTTGAGGGCAATATGGGAATGAATGTTTTTGAGAATAACCCTTACCAGTTTTAATGGCGTCTATTACATAGTTAAACGCCTCTATAGTTTGTTCTTTCCTACGCTCATAGTGAGCCGACCATCCTAGCACGCTAGCATCTCCGTGTACGTTGTGGTGGAGGAGTTGCTTATCTTTAATCTTCTCTTTAAATTCATTTAATTTATCTTCAAGAAATGGTAAAAAATCCTTACCATTTTCTCCCAATTTTGCTAAACAATGCCCAAAATCACCAATTCCGCCCATTTCACTCCACAAAGGAAGCAACTTCTTATAAAATGCTTGAACAGCGGGTGTATCTGTGCCAGTATTGGCAAGCGTAGATGCTATCTCTTTTAATATCCCTGCCTTAAATTTTCCAGCATCCTTTTCTGACTCTTTTTCTAAATCAAAAGAATCAACATCAAAATTAACAAGTATTTTGACAAGCCTTTCTGGAATTGGTTTAAATATTGTTAATTTTCTGATATAATCTGAAATTTTACCACCTACTGCCCACACAGAACTTTGCCAGTCAATGCTAAATTCTGGATTATCTGGCCTAAATCCTTGTTCAAATAAATTGCTTACTGCCCTTCTAATTGTTGTTACCAACTCTGGACTTTCTTTGGTTAGCCTCTCTAAATCCCAACCAGATATGCTTTTCAAAGCGCCTTCGTCAGTAAATTGTGGAAATTTACTAATCAAAAGCGATTTTAAAGCTCCGTTGGTGTTTTGTTTCATTAAGTTATCAAAAATATCTTTGGTAACAAATTCTGGGTAATTTATATAAAATCTGGTCTTGTTAGCTGGTACAGTCATATTGAACATACGCCAGTGCGAGGGAATTAAACCGCCGGTATCTAAATCATCTGTTAGTAAATTTTTTATCTTTAAAACAAATTCTTTTGGCCAATCTTTAGACTTTAAAAATCCATCAAAAGCTAATTGAAAATATTGAAAATATTTGTTTTTGTCTGTGCCAGGTTTGGACCAACGATTAATCCAAGATATAATTTTTTTCCTATCTTCAGGATGTGATGGATCTGGTGCTATTAATTCTTTGTTTGAAAAACTATCTGACCACTGTCCCCCCATCTTTTTGTAACGACCAGGAACTATTCTTCCTTGTTTTGAATTCAACCATTCTTTTACTTTTTCCAAAAATCCAGGAACCTCTGTTCCATAAACGGTTTCTTCAGGTATTGCTACAGATCCCTTCTTCCCATCAAATCGCCTAATATGAATCCTGGCAAGAGGTCTCTTTATCTCTTTGTCGTCAGAACGGATCAAATAAGCTACGAATCCACCATTCTTTACTTCTCGATATATGTCACTAGAATGCGCACCTCCTGCTAAATTCATGCAACTAGTCCATCCTCTACCAGTTGACATTGATGCCACATCATGTGGGTCCATACTAATCATGACATAAAAAGAAGTTTGTTGAACACGATTAGGGTCGTTCTGGAAACTGTTAGTTAAATTATTAAAATAATTGGCAGTAGCAGCAAGTATTTCTTGATACTTATAATCAGATAACTTTTTGTGTACATAATAATCATTTTCAATATTAGATTTGTCTTCTAATTCGGCAATAGGCAATATCTTGCTTATTCTAAATATTTTCTTGGGCATACCAACAGGACAAGCATGTCCTAATCGGTAATCAACTAATTGATAGCCGTTAGCTGAAAGGGGAAATCCTTGAGAACCACCATGAAAATCAGATAACATGTCTTTAATTTCTGCCTCTGTTTCCGAAGATATAGTGGTTGAAAAAGGTAAATAAACTCTGGAACCATCTGGAAACCAATGCTTAAACGGAAAAGACCTGGCTAATGGTTCAATCTTGCCCCTAAAGGGTTCGTATTCTTCTATTCCTTCTAACCAGAGCTTGAATTGCATAAAGTATTTAGGGAGAACAACCATCTTTTCTTGCCACAATCCCAAATTCTTGCCAATCCTCTCTCATGCGACCATTTTGCTTCAGTTATATCTTTAGGGCAGCCTGTGAGAGACTTCTTTTGAGATTGTTTGCTCAATCGCTCATAAGGACGCTTTGCATTCACATATGAATAATCAGGAGAAAGTTCCTCTCCTAAAACAAATCCCAATTGCTTGTAAACATTTCCTTGACTCCATCTATTGTCACTCCAAGTAATAATTTCTTTATACTTGTTTTGAATAGCCCACTCTTTGCACTTCTTGAAAAGCTTACTTGCACCACCAATCACTTGCACATCAGACCTGAAACAAAGACGATCTAATGTAAGTTTTTCTGAATTCCTGTGATGCCTTCCTAAAGACATGGCGGCAACAATTTCGTTATCATGTTCCAAAACATAGAAGACCAACCCCAAATTGTTGCTGGCTTGAAGATGATGTTTATTACAAAATTGGTTAAATTTATGTCGATCACATTCATTGATTTTACACTTTCTAGCATATACTTTGTTCTTTTGTTTTCCCAAAATAGAACATAAAATACCTTTGCACTGTTCCTGCTTTGTTTTCCACTCATCCTCAAAAATTGTAATAAGTTGGACGCCTTGTTTTAAACAAGAGATATACTTATCATAATGATAAAACTTCAACCTGGGGCTTGGAGATAATTCATTGTGCCAAAATAAACCACAATATTCTATTCCAATATTGGTATTTTTGTCATACAAATCAATTTCTTGAGTCCCTAGCAAAGAATAATCTTTCTCAAAAGAAAACCCCATTGAATTCAACCAAGTCTGAATATCTTTTTGAGTTTTGCCATAAATCTGATTGCCTTGTAAACATAAAGGATTTGGCACACCAAATTTATACATACATGTTTTAATAAATCTTTCTCTATATTCCTTTGTTTGGGAATAATTTTGAACACCATATCTTTCTAAATTGGTCTTCTTGGCTTTATTTCGATTTTCTTCCAGTTGGGATGGGTGTTCAACACCATAACGCTTTAAACAGGTTTGTTTTCTTTGTTTCCAGTATGCCTCGGTTTGAACATAGCTTTCCTCACCAAACTTTTCTTTACAAGTTTTGTTTCGCTTTTTTAGACACTCTGGATTTTGCATCACATGTTCTGCGCCATATTTTTCTAAATTGGTTGCACTTCTTTTTTCTGCAAATCCTTCAGTATTGGCGTAATTTTTGTGTCCATATTTTTTCAAATTTGTCTCTTGTTGTTTATTTCGGATATCTTCTGATTGAAGTGGACTTTCAACTCCGTATTTGTCTAATAAACTTTGTTTTCTTTTCTCTTTAAAATCATCACTTTCAAAATACTCTTTTGTACCATATTTTTCTAGATTTGTTTTTTGTTGTTTTTGTTTAAATGTTTCTGTGTCAAATATTGTGGGGACACCATGTTTGATTATACATATTTCTTTTTGTTTGGCTGCTCTACAAGCCTTTTCGCCACAACTATCTTTATTGATAATTTTATTATGCCGTTCTCTGCTCTTTTTAATTCGTTGAAACTCTTTGCCACAATAATCGCATTTTAATTGGATTAGTGAACGAATTGTTTGGGTGTCGTAGTTGGATTGGAGGATCATATGTTAAATATCCATCTTTTCTTGCCACAATCCCAAATACGAGCAAAACCATTGTTTAACATCCATTGCTTTTCTGTTTTTGTGGTTGGACAACCTATGTTTTTCTTTTTACAAGATTGTTTATTAATCCGTATGTGACCACGGCAATCAACATAGCTATAATCTGGAGGCAGTTCTCCATCTAATTTAAATTGCATATTTTTATAAATGTTTCCATCACTCCAACGATTATCGCTCCAACTAATTATTTCTTTGTAATTATTATCTTTAGCCCATGTAATACATTGTGCAAATAACTTACTTGCACCACCAATTATTTGTGTATCTTTTTTGAAGCAAAGTCTATTTAATGTGATTTGTTCTTTATTTACCTTACGATGATGACAAGATAGTCCTATAATTCCTAATAATTCATTGTTGTCAAATAATCCAAAAGCAGCTTTAAATTTTGTGCCACCCATAATATGATTGTCTTCACAAAAACTGTTGCATACAGAATTATCAATTTTTTCTATTTTACATTTTCTTGCCATTATTCTTTGAGAAAATTTTCTCAATATTGATTTAATAAAATCTTTACAATGTTCTTGTTTGTGTCGCCACTCATCCTCAAAAATAGTAATCAAACGAATTCCTTGTTGATTACATTTATTAAATTTCTCATAATGATAAGATCTTGTTCTGGGTTCTGGAGAAAATTCATTGTGCCAATAAAGTCCACAATATTCTATGGCTAATTTTAAATTTTCATTATATAAGTCTAGTTCTTTTCCGCCTAATACTGAATAATTTTTTACAAAGGGAAATCCAAGAGAACTCAGCCAATCTTTAATTTCATTTTCTGTTTTTCCAAATTTACATAAAGGATAGGCTGTCCCATATCTTTTAATATTTGTATTTATTGCTTTTAAAAGTATATCTTTATTTTGTAATGGGTTGGGGACGCCATATCTCTTTAAGCACGTTGCTTTTTTCCTTTCTTTACATTCGTCTGTTTGACTGTATGATTCAACACCATAACGATCTAAACAAGTTGCTTTAAATCTGTCCATTATTTTCTTATCTTGTAAAGCATGATCGACTCCGTATTTTTTTCTAAACGCTTTTTTTAGGTTTTCTTTGGCGATCTCGGTTTGCATAACACTATCTACACCATATCTTTCTTGGCAAGTATTCTTTACACCATCCTTCCATTCTTGCGTTTGAGATGGATGGTTTGTTCCATATCTAGAAATATTTGTTTTTCTAGTTTTTGTTTTTACTGATTCACTTTGGGTAGCGTATTCTGTCCCATATTTTTCAAGACATGATTTCTTTTTTATTTCTTTCATTTCTTGAGACGACAAATAACTTGTTGTGCCATATTTTTTTAGACAGGTTTTTTTAATTTTTTCTTTTATTTCTGGTAGTTTTGTAGGATTGCAGCCATATTTTTCTATAAGTTTATTTTTAGCTTTATCTTTATTTAATTCTTTATAATTATCCCCATATAATAATCTTTGTGATTCTTCTCTTTTTTTGGGGGTGCATTTAGAACAACTATCTTTTTGCAATATTTTTTTTCCTACCAAGATATTGCGTTTAGTTCTTGTAAATTCAATTCCACAATAATCACAAACACAAAAAATATCACTATAAACTTTTACTGTTTCAAAATCATATCCAAATTGTTCTTTAGTTTTTTCAAATAATATCATCATGCTCCTTGTTTTTAGGATATGCTAATTCCAAAGCCTCTCTAACAAGATCGGATATTGTTAAGTGCTGGTCTCTTTTTAACGATAGGTAATGAGACATCTTTTGTAAGTGCTTAGCTTGCTCATCGCTTACTTTTATGCTTAGTGTTGTCATACTATATTATAGTATATCTAGATGTAAAAATTAGAAGATTTTTTACAAATTTTAGAAATTTATTCCAGTAAGAATAAATTATAATGTAAGATTTCTAATCAAGTGTTATAATTAAAGGCTCTCCAAAGCGCCAAATAAGGTCATTTCTCCACTCCTTCATATCTTCTCTAGCCTCTTGAAGAAGGGTGTCGCCATCTAATTGAATGCCCGAATTTGGACCCGGTGGATTTTTGTACTTACCTCTAATTCTGCCGAGTATCATTTTTGCGTAAATCAATGCTCCTTCCTGCATCGACTGTGTAACCTCATCCCAATCTTTCATTCTTTGAAGATATTGTACCATCACTTTCTGCCCACCACCTGGCGTTGGATAAATTTTAATATGGTGGGTGTCATTTACGAATTCCCAACCACCAATATTAGAGCTAACTCGACTATACATCTGCTCGTAATTTTTATATAATACCCATTCGCCTGCTCGACCCCATATTGGTTGGATTGGATCAATTAAACCACCTTGGATGGATGCGTAGCTTCCACCGGGGTAAAAGTATTCTACAGGAATAGCTCCATCTAAATCGGATGCTTGAAATGCGAATTGACCTGCTTTTTTCCAATGAACATTTCTAACCAATCCCACTTCAGGTGGTAATTCATAAACACTTTTACCAGGGGTTGTAATAAAAACATAATAATTGAAATATTCTCTAGGAGCATAATCTTCAACAATTTTTAATGCTTGGTCTATACAGAAGTCTATATTTTGTTCATCTAGTTCTATTTGTAGAACAGGGGCTCCTAACATATGCAAAATATAATCTCTAATTTGCATTCTGACTTTTTCTCTATTTTTTCTGGGGCCTAATTGACTTTTATTGAGTGGATCAACGTGTCCCAAATCACTACAGGAGCTTTGGCAACATGCCGATGCCAAGGCATCTTGAGTAGGTCGTCCGATAACTAATGTGTTTGCCATGAAATTATATATGGATATTTTTTATGTTCTGACTACTAAATAATTTCATGAAAACTTTAAAAGAATACACATTGTTAAAAGAAGGGCCATTACCTCCAAATTGGACTCCAAATAAAAGACCAGAACCAAAACCAATAGCACCAACTGGACCAGATCCTAGTAGTGCTTGGGTACAGTGGTTGGGAAAATTGCAAAAAGCATTGATAAACAACTTAAACAGCGTGGTTGATCGCTATGAACAAAAAATGACACAAGCGGTACAAGCCGTGCATACAACTGTGACCAATCCAACCAATCCAACCAATCCAACCAATCCAACCAATCCAACTGCTAATCCAGCCAATCCAAATTGGTTTAAAGGAAATCAATCTACTTGGAATAGACAAGGTATTTCAGGAATAGCAAAACGATTTTTAGGTGGTGGTAATTGGACTGGAGAGGCTTGTGAAGTAGCTTATGAATTTGGTCCAACATTGACTGAATACAATAAAATAAAGGACGAAGTATTATTAGAAGTAGAAAAACTTTCTGATACAATATTTTTTGAGGCTACTGGCGTTCCACAATTTGATGCCATTTTGTCGCAGTTTAAAGATGAAGTTAAGAAATTAATTATTTCTAATATTGCTTGGGCGCAACAAGGTATGTGGGCTTTTGTGCAAAAAAGAAGAGCGGCTGAACAACAGGCAAAACAACCAATACAGCCTGAAGATAAAACTTTGACTAAATAATAAATATGAATTTTAAAAAATGGTTAGAAACATATGCTGTATATGATGGCACCCAAGGAACCTATAATTGGTGGGGAAGTGTAAACAATTCTACTGGACGCTCTATTGAAGGATATCCAATAGGCACCAAAGAAGACAAAAAACCTAAAAAGAAGAAGAAGAAAAAATGAACTGGATGTCTGCTCTAGCCAATCCTCAAGCAAAAGTGCTTAAGGATTTTATGTTTCAACTATCTCCCATGCATTGGCATGAACATCAAGAAATTCTTGAAAGAATAGCACCACAACTAATCACTCAAACAGATTTAGAAGCTATTGCCAAACTATTTACCACAATTTATCAAGAAGGATATAATAAATCTACTGAACAGAATGCAGAACAACTGTCTAAACTTGGTATTAAACATGAAGTAATGGTCCAGAAAACAGAAATAGTTGATATTCCTAAACAGAGTATTTTCAATCGTCAAAATTAGGACAAATTTCTGATATTACCATTCTCATCAGATAACCATTAGCTTTTGGTAATATATCTGATATACGCCACCAACGATATTCACTAAATTTAGCAACGCCGTCAGCATATCGGCTTGGATATATGATTGATCCCTTGTTTATTTTTATATTAGTCCAAATAATTGTTTCCAAGTCACTTTTTTTAACAAATACCCCTTCAAAATCAAATTTGGTATTATATTGGTCAGAATTATCACTTATTGTTGGTAAGCAATGAAATATAATAACATTTTTAATTGTTCTTTGTTTTTCTTGTTCTCGATTAACAATTGTTAGTTCTGGTGGAGGTGGTACTACTGGCTCTGGTATGGGTTCTGAGGCTCTAGGAGGCTCCAGGATCGTTTCTTTTACTATTATTGGCTTTTGGATAGCTTCTTCAATTACGATGTTATCCCAATTAAAATTATGAAGAATATAGTCTTTTTCCCAAATTTGGTCTTTTGTCAATGGATTTGGACTAGAGAGTTGATATACGGTGCCATCTTGTTTTTTTATTGCCATTTGACTATTGCGCTACCTTTTAGATGAATATGTGTTTTATAATAGATATTATTAATAATTCGTCCTATGTTGGCTTGACTGACATTAAACATTTTAGCCAATTCCTTTTGAGTATATCCTTGTATATCTAAATCTCTGATTATATTAGCCTTGGCTTTGTTTAATTTATTTGGTTGAGAATTTTTGGGTTCATATAGCTTATAAAAAGTTAACCATCGTTTGATTGTCCTTTCGCTGACTTCAAACTTCTTTGCTGCCATTTTAGGATCGTTTGTGTAAGGCTTTAATTCATCTAACTTTGGAATCATTTTGTCAACGTATTATTTTCTATTTAATATAGTAGTATGGTGCTTAAATAAGTTATATCTAATAAAGGAGATTTAAAATGGCTCTTGTTGTCCCAAATGAAGCGGAAATTACCCTTTTACAGTATTTGGTAAATATGGTTGCTCCAGACGATCCTGTTCTTAGGTTGTACACAAATAATTTAGTTCCCGATGAGACCACGACGTTGGGGATGTTTACAGAAGCTACTGGCGCTACTGGTTACACAGCCATTACTTTAACTGGTTCTAGTTGGACTACTACATCAGTTGGAGGCACTACAACTGCTCTTTATAGCGAACAAACCTTCACATTTAGCACAAACGCAAATATATATGGTTATTATGTCACTTCTAGTAGTGGGGCGTTATTATGGTGTGAGACGTTCTCCGGTTCTCCCTTCGTTCTACCTGATGGTGGTGGAACGATTGCAATTAGTGCCAGGATACAACTATCGTAACCATCTGCATACAGTTTTTCTATGTACTCCGATAATGGCTGCTATGGCAGCTTTACTATATTTTTTAGTTTGCCAAAGTTGTATTGCTTTTTTATTTTTTTCTACTAACACTATAGAAGATTTATTTTTATTGCCTAGCCACCTTTGTATAGTTTTTCTATCTGTCTTTAATTTTTTGGCTATTTCAATATTGGTTAAACCATTATCTCTTAACAATTTTGCTTTTTCTTTGGTAGCGTCGTCAAATACCACTTCATGTTTAAGCAAATGTGTTTTGGCAATTGATGTGTCAATTTTATAATCAAAACACTTTTGAGGAAGGAATGGAGAAACACCAGCAATGAATTGATAATATGATGCTGTTGGAATTCTAATCATAAATTGATGTTCTCCTCTTTTGGTTATACTACTTTCTATTCCAAGATCACTTTTAAGTCGGGTCATTAAAAATAATACATCATTTTTAGTAAAACTCTGTGTAGCCAATATTATCCATTTTCCACTTTGCCAATTACATCCATCGTCGGCATACCATGTAGCAACTAGTTCCCAATTTAGAATCAATTCTTTTGGCACTATTTTTTGAGCAAAAGGAAGATTACTTTCATACCAATGCAATCTTTCTTTTTCAAAAAAGGGATCTAAACACGTTCTAAACCGATAGCTACAATAGACTTTCTTTTTAAATTGTTTACCGTTTTTAAAATCCTTAACAAAAGATATCTTTTTACCTTCTGTATATGGGTGCAAAGCTTCATAAGCATGTTCTACCCATTCTTTATTGGCTTCTTTTTGTCCTAAACTGAATCTATTTTTACCGCTCTCAATACTCCCATCTCCCAGCATATGTCCGTAAAATACATTTATATTCATAATGGCTCTCCTATAAATCAATTCTATACATTATGTAGTAAAAACACAACAAAAAAAATAAATTCCAACACTATAATATTTGAAAGCCACTAACCAAAGGAAAAAACATGGCAACAGTTACATTTAAAGAAGGGTTTTTGAACGCAATGAATCAGACGAAGTGGAAGGGGAGAAATCTTCTTATTGTCAACCGCATTCGTAAATTTAAGACCCAGCCCAAGTGGGCGAATTTAGAAGAACTCGTTACAGCTAAATATTTGGCAGAAACGGGTAGTGAAAAAGTTGGAGACTGGCAAGATTTTATGCAATGGATAATTGACAATCGTGAGCAGATTATTGCTTTCATTAAAGCGATTATTGCGCTCTTTACTGGACTGTGAAATAAATTTCTTGAAACATACATAATGTATGTTAAGGAATTTAAGTGGAACGCCCTATAAAGCGATAGGCAGTTTGCAGCAATTTGACCCAGAAAATCCAGCCCATGATTTATTTAATTCATGGGATGAGGAGATAATAAAAATAGGCGGCAGTCCTATTTATTATTATGAAGTATTTATACAAAGAGCCACGATTGACCCTCTCTATTGGGAAGATCGTGGCAAATTGTTTAGTCAAGTCCCTGTTCAACTTTGGTCATTCTATGAACCAGTTTCTCAACAAAACTTCCAAAGCACTTTTGGATTAGATTCTCCAGATGAGTTGATGTTCGAATTAAATTATCGAGCAGTATTGAAGGCTGTTGGACATCCTCCCAAAGTTGGTTCTAGAATTTTTACTCCACACAAACGAGAGAACTGGCTAATTGTCCAAAGAAAACTTGGTGAATATAGGTTGTGGGGAGAACTCAGATTGCAATTAGTTTGTGAACGATTCCAAGAAGACATCATTACTGGAGAAGGCAACGTAACAAATCGTGCGCCAGACTTCACTATAAATTAAATTATGAAAGAAGAAATAGAATATGGTTGGCGGCAGCGTAATGATGATAGAGAGAAAAAATATGGAAAAATTCGAGATATGGCTAAGGATGTCAAAAAAATTGTTAAACAAAATCAACTAAAGGCTAGCAAAGGTTTCAAGGAATGGTTTCTTGGATTATGAGGCAAGTAGTTTCTGCTTGTTTCCCCAATTTATGAATTTTTCTAAAGAATTTTAGTGGGATTTTTGGATGTGGCAGAAGATTAACACATTCTACCACTATAGGTGGTACTTGCCAGTAAAATCTATTTGTTCTTCTTTTTATTCTATAAGATAACATAACTATATAATAGAGGTAAGTATGTCAAAAATATTTTCTAATAATCCTGGTAATAACGATCAACAATCTTTAAATCCTTGTAATGATGTTCCTCCTTTGCAGAATCCTTTAAACAGTGATCCACCAGTTCCTTTTTGCGATAGTGATGGTAGTCCTAATTTGAATAATTTATCACAAAAACCAGATGTAGGATTTTTAGATGATATTTGTGATGAAATAAATGGATTGGGGCATCAACAAAATTGTGACCCAATGATGTCTGGTTCTTTAAGAAATGATCCAGACAATCCAAATCGTTTAGTAATTAATCGTTACTCAAAAGCTTTGAGGGCTTGTGATGAGGCAATGCTTGATCTTTTTACTGGGTTAGAGGTCTTGGATATAAATGGACAAGCAAAAAGGGTGCCTATAATTTATGCAGCATATGAACGAGCAGTTGCCAATCTTTTACAAGGCAATGTAAGAAAAGATAATAGTTTAGTGACAGATAGCATAAAACTTCCAACACTAGCTATAAACCGTGTTAATTTTGATGCTGATGAAGCTCGATATGTTTATCATTGGGCTTTGGATTACATGCGGGATAGAAGAGTAGATTTGAAGCCTGGATTTACTATGCAGGAGGCAAGGCATCCAAGAGACACAGTTTTTGGAGTTGCCAGAGGTTTGCCAATTAATGTTAATTATGAATTAAATGGTTGGTGTTGGTATATGGAAGAACTAGATCAATTAGAGGAGCAGGTAATATTAAAATTTAGTCCAGTGGCGTATATAGATGTAAGAGGAGTTCCTTGGGAAACAATTGTTAAAAAAACAGGACAAACAGATAACGTTGATACAGAATCAGGAGAAAAGCAAAGAGTAGTGAAGTTTAAATTTAATTTCACTGTAGAAACATATATACCACAGCCTATTGTAAGAAAAAAAGCTGTGCTGACACAAAAAATAGATATTCTAAATACAGTTAATGAAATAGAGGTAACTGAGGTTTTAGATAGATTAGAAATAGCGATTAAGGATTTAGAAAGTGAATTATGATAGAAATAACTAATAGACTCAAAAGTCCAACACAGGTGGTCATTAAATCGAAGACTAAACCTCGTTCAATGACGGTGCTTAATATTCCAGGTATTGGTTCTGGCAAAAATGTAGTTTATTTAGCTGACGAACTAACAACAGAATATGTTACAAGATCCGAGAAAATTTTTGGATTTATTAAGACTAAATACATATCGGATAACGAATTTAAAATCAAGGGAGATTAATTATGCCAATTATCAGGGGATTTCCGCCAAGCAATACAATTTCTCCAAGTGTGAGAATTACGGAAAAGGATTTGAGCTTTTATACAACGGATTCTAGTGTTCATAGACTAGGACTTGTTGGTTTTTGTAGCAAGGGTCCAATTAATATGCCTACGCTGATACAGACCAAAAGAGATTTAAATATCACTTTTGGTTATCCACATCCAGACGTAAGTGATCCATATTTGATTTATGCAGCAGAACAATATTTGTTAGTGGCTAACGAACTTTATGTGGTTCGAGTTGCTGATGACCAAAATGTAAGTGACGAAAAAGCTGCCACTGCTGCCGTAGATGCTGAAGCTGCTGGTGGACAGGTTGTCATTAAATCAGACTCCGCTGGAGATTACACATTTGCAGATGACTCATTCTTCCGTTGGAGATTAAATGGTGTTATTGCTTCTAAAACATTAGTTGTTTTAGCTGGTGTTTATACTTGTGAAGAATTAGTAACTGCTTTAAATGCTCAATTAACTCCTTATTTTGATGGAATTGTATTTGATTGTTCTGTGAATGATAAGTTAAATGTATCTACGGTTTGGGCTTATGGTCCTGATGCTTCTTTGGAACTAGTATCTGTGCAGGACGCAATGTATGACGAGGTTGGAATAGGTACTGCAATGATAGCTGCTAATATGGTATCTAGTGCTGATCGTTATCCAGACGATTCTTATACTGTTGCTGGAACATGGGATTTTACTGGGTTGACCAATCTGAATCTTCAGATTGTTGTTGATGGGACAGACAATGTTCTTATTGACAATGTTATCCAAACTGTTGACCTAGGCAGTTTAGAAGGGCTTGTTAATACTACTGCCGATGTTGTAAACGCAATTAATGATGCTGTTACTAATGGTGATGTTCCTGGTGGCTTTATAGCATTGGTTGCTGGAGATAATTTTAGAGTCGTAGCATTACATGTTGGTAGAGACTCAAAGCTTTTAATAAAGAGTTCTAGTACCGCTGGTGATATTTTATCTTTGGATCATGTTACTCATGTTGGCACCAGTCCAGAAGGCTCCACTGATGATGCTGCTGTTTATACTTATGGTATTGTTTATGGTAGCACAAATACTTTAGGCACAATTAGTCTTGAAATTACAGCCGATAGTGCTGGTATTGAAGGCAACAATACGCAAGTAGATGTGATTAATGATCCTAGTGAAGGTACTTTCTCTATGATTATTTACAATAATGGAGTAGAAGTTGAATCTTGGGGTTATTTGACTATGGATTCTACAAGTCGTTATTATGTAGAAACATACATATCATTGGTTTCTGATTACATTAGAGTAACTAATCCTGGTTACACAAATTCGCCACCAAGAGATGGAACATATACCCTTATTGGAGGTAGTGATGGTATTCCTTCTGATCCAGACGATCAGGACACATTGCTTATTGGAAGTAATATTGGATATACAGGAATGTATGCCTTAAGTGATCCAGAACAGATTGAAATTGATATCTTAGCTGTTCCTGGACATAGTTCTACATCAGTCATTGATGCAATGATTGATATGTGCGGAAATGTCCGCATGGATTGCATGTGCATTGTTGACCCTCCATTTGGATTGACAGTTAGTGAAATCGTACAGTGGCAGAATGGAACACATCCATTAAATGATACTAGATTTGATTCTGACTTTGCGGCACTTTACTGGCCGTGGGTTAAAATTAGAGATACTTATAATAAAGTAGATGTTTGGGTTCCGCCATCTGGTTCAATTTGTGCGGTTTATGCCAGAAATGATGCCCTTGGACAACCTTGGTTTGCTCCTGCTGGCGCTAGCCGTGGTATTGTTCCTGGTATCGCAGATGTATTTAATCGTCCAACTTTGGAAGAGCGAGATTCAATGTATGGAAATCGCAATTGTGTTAATCCAATTGTTCAGTTTGTTGACTTGCAAGACTTCACAGTTTGGGGTCAAAAAACTATGCAACGTAGACCAACGGCTTTGGATCGTGTAAATGTTAGAAGACTGATGTTTACAATTGAAAAGAGAATAAAGAAAGCTTGTAGAGGCTTGTTGTTCGAACCACATGATGATGTATTCCACCAACAATTTACCCAAATTTCAGGAGCCATTCTTGAGGAAATTAAAATTGGTAGAGGTTTATATGATTATATTATCAAGGCTGATTGGGAACTAAATACCCCTGATGTTGTAGATCGTAATGAATTTAGAGCAAGAATTGGTGTACAACCTGTTAAAGCGGTAGAATTCATATTTATTGAATTCAGCATTCACAGAACTGGTAGTTGGACAGAAGATACCGAACAACCTTACACTTCGTAATAATTAGATAAGGAGAAAAATATGGCTGGTAATTTGAATAATATGGGACTTTGGGAACTTGGAAATTCTAAAACAATTTTTAAGAGAAAGTTCCGTTGGACTTTTGCGGTTAACCAAATACCGTGTGGTGGCGGGTCTATTCCTGAAAGTTTTGTAAAAACTGCTAATCGTCCGTCTTATAATTTTGAAGAAACACAAATTGATTTCTTACATGGAAGAACTTGGATTCCTGGAAAAATAACGTGGGAAGATATGGAAGTAGTTTACTATGATGTGGCAACAACAGTTATACAACCGTTATGGGCTTGGCTAATTTCTGTTTATGATGTTGGTGGAAGTTTTAAAATGAATAGTACCACTGGCATAGGTGAAGCTGGAAACGCCAAAGCTACTCTTACTATGTATGATGGTTGTGGCACAGTATTAGAACTATGGGTAATGTCCCGCATTTGGCCAAAAAGTGTTAATTTTGGAGAATTGGATTATAGTAATTCAGAACCATGTACTATAACACTTGGACTCAAATATAGTAATGCTCAATATATTCCAATTTGCCCAAGCTTTAATGTAAGCTGTGGTTGCGTAGGTTGTGGATAATATATCAAATAATGCCCCTAATTAGGGGCATTATTGTTTTGCCTTTCAGACATTTAACCTTCCTTAGTCATAAATCAATTAAAGAATAGGAAACACTATGGCACAAAGTATGTCTTTGGATTTTGGATTTAATGGTAATGTCTGCATAAAAAGAAAATTTCGTTGGTTATTGAAAATACCATATGTATGTGGTGGTGATGTAGGAATGAATTGTTTGCCACCAGCGAAAGGTGCTAGACCTACTCTATCTTTTAAAGAGGCAGAAGCTCAACACTTGACAGAAACAGTTTACTTTCCAATGAAACCTGATTGGAAACCAATGCCCATTACTTTATATGATCTTAAAAAAAATGAAAATCCTGTTTATGCTTGGTTTAAAAACTTATATGATCCGTCTAAAGGTTCTTGGACAATACCAGGGTCTCAATCTTTTGGCTCACAAGCGTTTAAACAAGAAGTTAAATTAGAATTGTATAGTGGTTGTGGAGAAATTATAGAAAAATGGATTATTGAAGGCTGTTGGCCACAAGAAATTAACTTTGGTGATTTGGATATGAGCAGTGGTGAGTATTGCACAATAGATATGATGTTGCGTTATGATCGAGCTTATTTAGTAGTTTAAACTTCAGCAAAATCTTTTTCTAAAATTTCTTTTGCTTTTAATAACATATCTTCAAGTTGTTTAGTTTTCCATCCTAATACCCTACAGGCACCACTCTTATTAAGTCGGAACCTTTTTGTAAAAGATTCTCCTTCATTATTCATGAGTGCTTCTACTAATTCCTTACAACCATTTTTCTTCAATTTTTCAATAAGCTCATTAAGTTCAATGTGTTCTAAACTACTTTTCAATTTTTGGTCTCCAAAATATAATATAATATAGTATTATAAAGGAAACCAAAATTATAAATTATTAAATTATTTTGATAAATTCTTTTAACTTGTCCTGAATTACTGCCAAATTCCAGAAGGGAATTGATAAAAATGGGATTTTGTTCTCCTGGCAATAATTAAATTTAATTATATCTGTTTTTTTAGTTAGTTCATGCCCTGTGTTGCCGCCAAAATATGAAACTGGCTCATAATGCTGCCGTCCCTGGAATTCAATAGCGCCTATCACAATATCTTCCTTTAACAAAACAAAATCAAATGGCAATGGTCGTTTATTCACACAATCTATAAATTTATATTGTTGTTTATAAGATATTTTCATTAAATCCAATATTTCTTTAATTTTGTTTTCGCCTTTGGATAAATTGCAAAAAGGGCAACCAGAACCATTAGTTCTATGACTAACCATAGTAATCCACTCATGTTTTGGATTATTGAGACATTGCCACCAGTAAGATGTATTGCAAGCATATGTTATATCATTTGGTGTCATTGTTCCGTTTTTTGTAAGATGCCACTCATTGGCAATATTGGGATGCGTTGTTGTTAAACAATTAGATTTAACCACTTTTCTTCCACAACAACATGGACAACCACTTCCGCTCGTTCTGCCACAAACACTTACCTCCCATTCATGATCTTCTGTTTTATCGCATTGCCACCAAACCTTTTGACGACTTTTTGCCACCACATGATTTGGAAGAAGTGTGCCATTTTTAGTAGGATGCCATTCTTTAGCTATTTCTGGATATCTGGCTAATAAACAGTTTTTTTCATCAACCTTCTGTCCACAACAATAAGGACAATTCGACCCATTGGTGCGGTGAATAATAGTTCTTTAATTTATGTAAAAATATGAAAATCAAAGTTTTTGGGCACCAGGGACTATAGACTCCTGACCTACAACCTGCCAATAGAAACCTTTTCTATTATTGTGTTGTAATCGTTGTTGCTTACTAATTGCAGGCAACTCAAGAACAATATTCTTGGAAGCATTCAAGTCCGAATCACAAATGAATTTACATTGTGAACACCTAAATTGCTTACCACGACGATTGCTCTTGCGAACCCAACCACATTGACTACACCGCTGACTTGTGTAAGTTGGATTTACTTTGCTAATTTGGACACCAAATTTAGAACAAAGTGAACCCAACTTGTCATAAAGTATAGTATAAGTCCAATGTGATAACCACCGTGGTGACTTATTACCTTTTCTCAAATTCTTGATATCTTCTAATTTCAATTGCTTTACATCGGTTAAATTTAATTGGTTCAATGACCAATGAATATAATTTTTTCTATGACTTTGTGCTTTCTCAAACTCATGACTACCTTTCTTTTTTCTTGATAATCTTTGTTGTATTTTTTGTAAATCCCAACCATGTTTA